CAGAGTCCCAGAATAGGTTAGCGGTATAACCTATTAACATAAATAATAGACAAGTAAAAGTTACAAATCTCTTACTAGAGATTTTACCTTCACTACTTAACATATTTTGTATAAATTTCATTTTAAAGTGTTTTGTTTAATTCTTTTATTTTGTAAAAAGAAACTTTATTTTTTTTAGTCTCTTGTATTTTTTTCTTAGTCTCCTCAAGTTTATTTAGTAATTTAGTATCAGTAGACTCACTAATTAACTTATCTAGTTTACCACTTACTTCTTCCACTAAACCATTAATTTCTTTTTCTAATTTATCCATATCTTTATTCATTAAAGTTTTAAATTTAACTTTATCATTTTCTGTTAAATTTTCATACTTTTGATTGAAATTTTTAGTAGATAAATTAATTAATAATGAAGTGGGTACTTTATTCTCCGATATTGGTTTAGACTTTTTAGTTTGTAGATTTTTTAAAACTAATTTTTTTGCTTCAATACGCTTTTCAATATCTAATACATTTTCATTAAATACCAAAGTGTCCATACTCTCGTAAAGTTTATTGGATTTTTTGCCAATATATGAACTATATTTTTTTATTGAATTGTTAATTTTTTTTAGATTAACTTTACGTTTTTTAGATTTTAAAGTTTTAATTGATTCGTTAAGGTAATCTTCAGCGTCTTTATATGAATCGAATGATTTGTTTTCAATCTGTGAATACAATACAAAAAATTCTCTGTTAGTGGAATTGTCTTTTAGACTTTCCATGAGTGTGTGAAAGGCTTTCTTAAATTTAGATTTTTGTGAAAAAGTATTAACTAAAATACTGTCTATTCTATTTTTTGTTTTTCCGAACATATTATTGTCTTTAACAATAAATATCTATTCACTTAATAAACTATCTGCCTTTTTAATTACTTCATCTATTTTATTTTTACCTTTAGTTAAGTTGACTTCAAAATTATTATTATCTAGACCTTCTAAAATTAAAGGTAGTTTAGATTTATCAATAGAAGCTAATTCTAAGTCTCCTCCAGTATCTCCACCCGTGTCACCACCTAAATCTGCTGGTGGTGTCTCGTCCATCCCACCTTCTAAACCAGTATCAGCTGGAGCTTCTTCTTCTCCATCTGCAGCAGCTTCTTCTGCTCCACCCTCATCAGGTTTCATTTCCCCATAAAGCTTATCTATGTTGGAGAATATTCCAGTATTTTTAATAATTGTAGCGGTTTGATTTAACTCCTCACCCACTGCTTTTTCTATACGTTGTTGTTGTAAGTCAAGTTTGATTTCTTCGTCAGAGAAACCAAGTATGTGTTTTTTACCCCAAGTAGCAGACACAGCTTGAATACCAGAACCTGGGTCAGTTACAGCGTCTTTATAAAGAGTAATTTTTTCTTTCCACTGTTCAATTTTAAGTAATTCAGATTGTGTAGATGGATTAGTTAAACCTAAAGTAAAGTTACCTAATTCTTCTTCAAAACCTAACATGTAAAGATGTATGATAGCTATTTTGTTTAATTCTTGAATGATAGATTTTTGAACTCTGTTAATCATTCTTGCAAATCTAATGTCTTGAATGGCTAAATTTTTACCCTCCCCTACCACATCTTCAAATCCTAAAAACGCTTTAGGAATTCTTAATGCGGCTAATAATTTCTTTTGTATATATTCTATATCGGCAATTTCTGCGAGATTAGTTGCTCCAGGTAAAGTCTCTATTGGGTTAGGGGCTGCTAAATCTCTAACTGGTATAAAAAAGTCTTGGTCTACCGCCATTTGATTATAACGTAAATCCACATTACCAGTTTCTTTATCTACAATAGGGTCTCTTTTAAATTTATTGGCAATCCTTTGTACATAAGCTTCTACGTCTTGGTCTTCCATGTTACCAACGTACACTTTAAATACTCTTCTTTCAGGAGCCCTAGAAGTTCTATATATTAACATAGCGTCTTCTGCTAGAAGTAATTGTTTCCATATACGTCTAGACTTTTCTAACATAGAGGTACCATAAGGTAATCTACGGTCATCAGCTAATAATCTAAAGTGAGCGACTTCCCATGTGTTAAATTCCATGTTTTTATTTTTCCATATGAATTTAACTTCTCTTTCTTCTTTGTCCCCAGTTCTAGTCTCATAAGTATTCATACCTTTTTCAATACGTTCTATTTCAATATTAGGTAATTGACTAGCACCCACAATTCCTTTTTCTGGGTCTATTTTAAGATAAACAAAATTATCACCGTACTTACATGTGTTTCTTACCCACATAGGTAAATTAGATTCTATATCTAAAATGTTATTGAATAAATCACCTAAAACGGCTTTAATTCTAGTGGATTCAGAATATATGTTTAACATGTATCCCCTTTCAGAAATAGTACAAGCCTCTTCAGCTACAATATCTAGTGCTGCTGATATTTCAGGGGTGAATTCCATAGATTCATAATCGTAATATGAAGCTAATCTTGTAGGTTCATAATAAACAGCTTGTGAGTATAACTGAGATTCTATTTTTTGCCACTGATTTGAAAGGTATTGTCCTTGTTGTAATTCTAATTTTGTCTTTTCATAATCCGCTTTAGACGTAGTTCTTAATATATCTTTTTTGTCAAAGTTATATGTACGTTTAGGCGCTGAAGGACCCTCCGCACCGAAAAGGTTGTTTAACCTTTGGAATATTGTCATATTTTTTTCTGCCATAACTATATAATTTTACAACATTTTTTGGTCTAGTAAACAGTTAAGTAACATATTCACAATCTACATAAGCTGCGGTAGGTGGTGTTCCTACATTATCCTTACAGATTCCTCCATTAACATATGACACACAATTGTCAATTGTTAACCCGTTACAAGTTTCACAACATTCTTTTTTTTGTTGTGTAGTTAGTTCATTACTATTTTTAACAATAAAATCAGGTGGTGTTGGGCTCCACGAATATATTGTAGTACCCATAACCTGTCTTAGTAATTTACCACTTTTATACCTACCTCCTGAAACAAATCCAGGGTTTTTAATTATTGCCATTTTATTTATTTTATTTTAATCCAGTATACATCCATAAATAGTCTTTAGGGTCATTAGAAGATGGTGGTAAAGCATTACCCGACACCCTTGATGGTTTAAAAACTGGTTCTCCTTTATTAGTATTAAATTTTCTTTCGTCCGTTACCCAAGCATCTATCATTGCTTTTGCTTGTGCAACATTCTTTTTTAATTGTGTGAAAGAATTTTGAGCGACATAAAGGGCCATAGCTAAAGACATAATTAAGTCATCATGATGACCTTTCATATGGTCAGGTCTTCCATTTATGTAAACAAAAGTTTTTAGTTCATTCATTAATCTTTGTGACCTTATTTTAAACCCAGTTCTTAATTGTTCTTCTAAAGCTTGTACTAACTGTGCTCTTTTACTATTAAAATTTATACCAGGTGTTTTAGTGTCTGGATTAAATTTCCACATTTCTTCTGCTTTTACACCATCATAATAGAAATCTTTATATCCCAGTTCTAACATTTTTCTAGATGTAGCTACACCCATACCACCTGTAATATCTATTACAACAAAACAGCTGTATTTAGTAGCCCATTTATTAGCCAAATCCGCAACAATATCTGGTGGAATTTTACCTAAATATTCTACTACTTGCTCTCGTTCATCAAAATCTATTATGACAAAACCACTAGAATCTTCACTATCACCTCTTGAAACATCTATACCCATAATATACTTATGTCCAGGAACTGGGTCTTTCCAAATCCACAATCCGTTACCTACCCACTTTTCCGTAGGTTCACATATATGTTCTTGTAACTGGTCCATGGTTGTACTATTAATTACATTATCACCAGAACCTAAAAAAGCACATTCTAACTCTTGTGATATTTTTCGTCTATCAAATTTTAATTTTTTACACATAGACTCAAACCAATCTGAAAATGGTTTGTAACCCTTATCTAAATAAGTTTGGTAATCGTCTTTATTTATGTCAGATAGAACATCTTCCTCTTTATATTCATCTCTATTTAAAAGAAAATGTACAATATCTTTAGTTTTAACCCATCTTAAATCTTGTGTAAATCTAGGGTCATGATACCAACTTAAATAACTTATTTGAAAATTATTTAATCCTCTAACTGATTGGTCAAAAACTTCGTAGTAAATTTGGTCAAATCCGTTGGGTGTGGAGATAACTATAACTTTACCTCCTGTAGCTAAAGATGCCATACACGCAGCCCATAAATCTCCACCTGATTCAATATACGCAGCTTCATCAAATACTAATATTGTCGGTGTATACCCTCTAAGTGCATCGACTGAAGTCGCGACTGCTTTTACTTCGGAACCATTATTAAGTTTATAATGTTTTTGTGAATTCTTATCTTTATCAAATCCTACATTTATCCAATCAGGCCATTGTCTTAAAAAACCTTTTATCTTATTTGCCATCTCAGTAGCCGTATCTAACTTGTTAGCTAGTATAAGAATTTTTTCTGGTGACTCTTTAGAAGCAAATTGTAATTTTTTGGATATCCATCCAGCAGTTGCTGTGGAAACACCAGCTTGTCTGTATTTTAAAACAATATTATCCGAATAGTTTTCGAAATCCTTTATCATTTCCTTTTGTTCAGGAAACAATTCAAAAGGGACATGTTTTTGTTGGGTGTTGTCGTAAGTTTGTAAATAACTTTTAAGTGCATACGATGTGTCACCGTGGCATTTAACATATTCTTGTATGAGTTCTTGTTTGTTCATTCCCATACTAATAAATACTTGTTTTTAATCTTTATTAAGATTTGGATTGATTTCTAAGAAATTCTAATTCTGCTTTGGTTAATGAGGACATACCGCTTCTACCTATTTTATCTAAAATATCATCAACGTCATATTCTTCACCAGTGTCTGCTTTAGGTAAATCTAAAGTTCCTAGTACATCCGCTGTGTCAGGTCCAGCAACTGCAGTATCACTATCTTC